TAATAGATTATTAACTTACTTTGACCTTGACGCAAACGATTATAGAACTGCCAAAGATTATACAATAATCTTTGACCTAGAAGATAAGAGGGTACAGTAATGCCAAACAAACATTTTTGCCAAGGACCTAATTGTCATACTAGAGTTACACAAGATAGATTTTTAAAATCTCGTGGCGTAATTCGTGGAAGATACGCATATACTGATATAAATAAAGAGGCTAATAACTATTATTATTTTAATAACTCAGATAAATATTTCTGTAGTCAAACATGTAAATTAGAGTGGCTGAGTGAAAACATGGACCACATTGAACATGGTCGACCGATAGAGTTTATTAGACACAGACGAGAAACAGGTGGCTATGCTAAAGTTAAGAATGAAGAAAGTAGGTGGGGACCAGAATATAGTATTGAAAGGGTGTGACAATTTGGACAATGGCTCATGGTTCTGGAATCTGGTATCATGAGTCATGTTTAATTTAATAGGAGGGAACACAATGAATAATAAAGAATTAAGAAAATCAATTTTAGATAAAATCAGTAAAGCTAAAACAGTTTATGTTCATAATGGATATACTGAATTTTATTTCAAAACTATCAAAGCTGATTTGTTAGAAACTTTTAGAAAAAATTATAAAAGTTTATCGGAAAGCGTCAAAGACAACAGCACGCCTAAATATTATTTAGATGAATATTTAAATGAATTTAATGATCGTTGTTCAATTCATGAAGAAAGCGGAGATTTGTATTTTGATTAACTGCGACACTATGTGCAATGGATCTCAACAAGCCATTGTGTTAATGTAGGTTATTAACAACAAAGGAGAAATATGACAGAACAAAAGACACATAAAAGATCAAATAGATTCAGTGGTGAATCTGTAATGCTTACAAGAGAAGAAGCTAAGAAGCATGACGCAATATTCTATTATGAATATATGGCAACTGAGGAAGATAAGAAATTGGGTTGGGGTGGTTCTAAACTTTGGGACAAAGTGAGAGCCAACTTAAACTGGTTCAGAGAAAACAACGCCGATGCTTACATGGTTTTATTAGACTAGTGTCAAGATAATATTACAGGGTGCGACAAAATGTCGCACCCAAACACAGAACACATACCTCCTATGTGCGTTGCAATGTCCTGCGACAAAATGTCGCAGGGCAATAGAGGTACCAAGCCCAATGCAAAATTTGCAATTTTTTTAATAATGAATTAAGGTATAAATAAAAAGGGGTCCCTACGATACGTATTTAAACAAGGATTTAGATATTCATAAGCGTAAAATAGTTACTCTTTTTAAAACACATATCAAAAAATTTTTTAGAAAATTTTTTTCGAATGCACTATGGATATAGAGAAGTTAAAAAAGTTTGAGAAATTACCACCTGATGTAAAAAGACAATTAGCTATTTATATGGCTAAATGGAAGGATAAGAAAAAACAATCTGATATTAAAAATGACTTCATGGCTTTTGTTAAACATGTATGGCCAGATTTTGTAGAAGGTAAACACCATAAAGAAGTTGCAGAAAAATTTAATCAAATTGCTCAAGGTAAAACAAAAAGAGTAATTATTAATATGGCACCTAGACATACTAAATCTGAATTTGCATCTTACTTGTTACCCGCTTGGATGGTAGGTAGAAACCCTAAATTAAAAATTATTCAATCAACTAACACAACTGAATTATCTGTAAGGTTCGGTCGTAAAGCAAAAGCTTTAATGGATACACCTGAGTATAAAGAAGTTTTTGAAACTAGATTAAATCCTGATTCACAAGCCGCTGGTAAATGGGAAACTGAACAAGGTGGAGAATATTATGCTGCTGGTGTTGGTTCTGCTATCACTGGTCGTGGTGCTGATCTCTTAATTATTGACGATCCACACACTGAGCAAGATGCAATGAATGCTCAAGCTTTAGAGAGAACTTATGAATGGTATACTTCTGGTCCACGTCAACGTCTCCAACCCGGTGGAACAATTATTATTGTAATGACAAGATGGAATGAAAAAGATTTAACGGGAAGATTAATTAAAGCACAAAAAGAAAATAAAGCCGATCAATGGGAAGTCATAGAATTTCCTGCAATCCTACCTTCTGATAAACCCCTGTGGCCGGAATATTGGAAGCTAGAAGATCTAGAAGCAGTTAAAGCATCTATTCCATTATCAAAATGGAATGCTCAGTATATGCAAAATCCAACTGGAGATGAAGGTGCATTAATCAAAAGAGAATGGTGGCAAGATTGGGAAGGAGATATTCCTCCTTTAGAACATGTCATACAATCTTATGATACAGCTTTTATGAAAAAAGAAACTGCCGACTACAGTGCCATTACTACTTGGGGTGTATTTCATCCAACTGAAGATAGTGGTCCTTGTTTAATGTTAGTAGATTGTCTAAAAGGAAGATATGAGTTTCCAGAACTAAGACGTATTGCTCTTGAACAATATGGTTACTGGAACCCGGAAACCGTAATCATTGAGGGCAAAGCTTCAGGGCTCCCACTTACTTATGAATTAAGAAAAATGGGAATCCCAGTAATTAACTTTACACCGAGTAAAGGAAATGATAAACACACTAGAGTTAATTCTGTTTCTCCATTATTTGAAAGTGGTAAGATATATGCACCAACAGATATGGACTTTGCACAAGAAGTAATTGAAGAGTGCGCTGCATTTCCTTATGGAGATCATGATGACTTAGTTGACTCTATGACTCAAGCAGTTATGAGATTTAGACAAGGTGGCTTAATTCAGCATCCAGATGATTATGAAGATGAGCCTTTACAACAGAAACCAAAAGTGTATTATTAGCAACTATGGACAAAGACAAAATTCAAAGCATCGCAGAACAAATAGCAGACGACATGGGTTATGACTATTTTGATATGACTCCTAGATTACAATCAGTAGTTTATAAAATGGCTATGGATGATTTTTCAGATGGTATGGCTGATATGGCAGACTCAATGAGAAAAGGTGAAGCAGCCGGAGGCATGATGCGTGCTAACTATGCAATGGGTTCTGATGATAGAATGGATCAGGCTTCAGGGATCAAGAGTCTTAAAGGAACTAAAATGGCATCACAACCAGATCCAATGGCTGAGAAAAATGATATGTCTTTAGATTTATTTGGTAAGCCTTTAGAATTATTAGATGAAGAAGAGATGGAATATTTAGAAATGCAAATCCAAGATAGATATGGTAAAAGAGATGCTCCATCAATTAAAATGGCTAGCGATGATTCAGCGATGGATGAATATAAAAAATATATTTTTGAAATGCAAGAACAAGGAATAGAGCCAGTTTCATTTAAACAATTCTTAGATCAAATTTTATCAGAAGCCAGAGGTTAACATGGCCAAAGACATAGCGTCTTATTTCCTAGAACAAGGACAACCAATTGTTCCTAAACCAAAACCAAAACAATATCTTAAAAGTTTAGAAGTTTTAAATACTAAAGCAGCTGTTAATACTTTATCACCAAAAACTTATACTAATTTAGTTGGACAGATTTCAAGAAAAGCATTCGACAATAAAGAAATATCTGCATCAGATTATTACGATACAGTTATGCCATTGTTTGGTGAGACCGGTGAAATGGTTACTGAAAAAATAGAACAGTATGATGCTGAACTAGATAGATATGCAGATGGGGGTAGAGTTAATTTTGGAAAAGGTGGTAATTATAATCCATCGGGTAAGAATCAATTTAATCCAAAAACATTAAATCAAGTTTTAGCAATATTAAAAGATCCTAAATATTCTGATTATAGTAAATCAGATTTTTATAAGGGAAAAATTATTGGAAAAAAAACTTTAGACAAATATGAAAGAGAAAATCCAAATTTAATAAAATATCCACGTTACGGCAAAAAATCCGATCCTAAAAAAACTAGAGGTACCCAAAATTTAAAAATGTCTCAGTTTAATAAAGCATCTCAAGGTTCTTCTATATCAATGGATAAAATAAATAACTTTGCACACTTTGCACCTAAGTTAAAAACTTTCTTAACTTCAACACAAGACACTGGTCCATTAAAAGCAAAAGTTAATAGAGCTGCAGAAGGTTATGATAAAAAAGCTTTAACAATTGCAAAGGAACAGGAAAGATTATTAAAAGATAAACCAAAAAATTATAAATATGAATTAACACGATTAAATTATTTGGCAGCTAATGCATCAAAAAAAGCAAATGAAAAATTAGGAAAAGAAAGTAAAAATTTAAAAGGAACCCTTGGATATTTTGTAGTCAATCCAAACACGGGTGAATTTAAATTAAAAGGTGTAGATAGAGCAAAAACATTTGCCGGTATATCTGGAGAAAAACAAGAATATAAAAAAATGGATCCATCTAAAAGAGTTGCATTTGGACCTACTCAATCTAAAGTTCAAGGTATTATGGATTTAATTAAATCAAAAGTAAAAGGTGCTGATATTAAAAGAGCATCTAACGCACCTATTCCACCAAAAACATTAAATGCAAAGATGTTTAAAGGTGCTTTTAAGGGTATGCCCGGTGGAACAGATCAACCTCTTAAAGATCCTTTAGGTGGACAAATAGATTTAATTGACGTTAAAAAATTAATTAAGAAACCATATAATGACTAAAAGACTAACCACAACCATACCCCCTAAATCAGGACCCATGCCTCAGGGGTTGAATATTAATTATAATACTGTTAAAACAGTCAAACAATCTGGAGAAAAAATAAATGGCGGATATAGACAAAGCACTTCCCAACGAAGTAAGAAAAGAATTTAATTTACCTGGTGAAGAAGAAATTCAAGAACAGTTAGTTGAAGAAGTAACTGAAGAACAACAATCACCTGATGATGTAGAAGTCACAGAAAATGAAGATGGTTCAGTTGATATTAATTTAGATCCAAAAGCTGCAACACCTGAAGGTGGTGATGAGCATTATTCAAATTTAGCAGAATTTTTACCTGACGATGTTTTAGGAGAATTATCTTCTGACTTAAATAATAAATATATGGACTACTCTTCTTCAAGAAAAGAGTGGGAACAAACCTACACTAAAGGATTAGACCTTTTAGGTTTTAAATACGATAACAGAACAGAACCTTTTCAAGGAGCTTCAGGTGCAACACACCCAGTTCTTGCAGAAGCAGTTACACAGTTTCAAGCATTAGCTTATAAAGAATTACTTCCAGCAGATGGACCAGTTAGAACTCAAGTTTTAGGAATGCCTACTCCTGATAAAACACAACAAGCAACTCGTGTTAAAGATTTTATGAATTATCAAATAATGGAAAAGATGAAAGAGTATGAACCAGAGTTTGATCAAATGTTATTTAATTTGCCACTTGCGGGTTCTGCTTTCAAAAAAGTTTATTATGATGACATGGAACAAAGAGCAGTATCAAAATTTGTTCCTGCAGATGATTTAATTGTACCCTACACAGCTACTTCATTAGATGATGCAGAAGCAATTATTCATCGAGTAAAAATTTCTGAAAATGATTTAAGAAAACAACAAGTAGCAGGTTTTTATAAAGATGTAGAAATTGGAAAACCTCAAGACAAAGACACTGAAATTGATAGAAAAGAAAGAGAAATTGAGGGAGTCTCAAAAACAAAAGATGAAGATGTATTTACATTATTAGAATGTCACGTTGATTTAGATTTAGAAGGTTTCGAAGATATGAATCAAGAGACTGGTGAGCCCTCAGGAATTAAGATTCCATACATAGTAACTTTCATAGAAGGATCGCATGAGATTTTATCTATTAGAAGAAACTATGAAGCAGGTGATCCAATGAAAAGAAAAATACAATATTTCATACATTTTAAATTTTTACCAGGTTTAGGTTTTTATGGTTTCGGTTTAATTCATATGATCGGCGGATTGTCACGTACTGCAACAAGTGCACTTAGACAATTACTAGATGCAGGAACATTATCTAATTTACCTGCTGGATTTAAAATGAGAGGTATTAGAATTAGAGATGATGCACAATCAATTCAACCAGGTGAATTCAGAGATGTAGATGCACCAGGTGGTAATCTAAGAGATTCATTTATGATGTTACCTTTTAAAGAACCGTCACAGACTTTATTAAGTTTGATGGGTGTTGTAGTAAACGCCGGTCAAAGATTTGCATCGATTGCAGATTTACAAGTTGGTGATGGCAATCAACAAGCAGCAGTAGGAACAACAGTAGCTCTACTTGAAAGAGGAAGTAGAACAATGTCTGCGATTCACAAAAGAATTTACTCAGCTCTTAAAAATGAATTCAGAATTTTAGCTAGAGTATTCAAGTTATATCTACCACAAGAATATCCGTACGATGTAGTTGGGGGTCAAAAAATGATTATGCAATCTGATTTTGATGATAGAGTAGATATAGTGCCAGTTGCTGACCCTAACATTTTTTCTCAAACACAGCGTATTTCA